GATCAGCTTCAGCAGGTATGTAAGGATAGCTATGATAGAAGATGCAGAAGTAAAAGTTGGTGGGTTTACATTCAAAGGGTGGTACATAGCTGCTGCCCTGCCCATACTAGGTTCTCTTAGTGGTGGTATCTATTACGGATATGACACATTGCAAAGGTTCTATGCTGTTGAGTCAGGGATAGAAACAGTTGTAAAGAAGTCAGGTTCGTTTGATGCTAAGGCAGGAGAACTTGGTTCAAGAATACAAACACTAGAACAGGCGGTACAGGATAATGATGTTAGAGGGCTTAACACTAGGTTGTCAACGATTAGTACGCAGATGCAAACAATCTTGGAACAACAGAAAGAGTTGCTTGACTTACGTAGTCAGGTTGAGAGATCGACTGGGATCACTGATAGTTTGGGTGATAAGCTTGACAAATACCAAACAGAAATAGATGACATATGGAAAGCATATGATTCTTTAGTTGACAATCCATTAAACTAATGCGAGAATATTATGGCAAGTAAACTTAACAAAGCAAAGATGAAGTGTAACTCTCCTAAAGCTACACCTGGTCACAAGACTAAATCACATGTTGTCAAAGCATGTGCTAATGGTAAAGAGAAAATCATAAGATTCGGTCAGAAGGGTGTCAAAGGTAGCCCTGATGGATCAGCTAGAAACAAAGCATTTAAAGCACGACATGCTAAGAACATTAAAAAAGGTAAGATGAGTGCTGCTTACTGGGCAAACAAGGTGAAGTGGTAATGGCTAAAGGATTATGGGCAAACATACATGCTAAGAGAAAACGGATAGCATCTGGTTCAGGTGAGAAGATGAGAACCCCAGGATCTACAGGTGCTCCGACAGCTAAGGCAATAAAAGATTCTAAGAAGAAGAAAAACAAGAAGAAATAAAGGAGAAATATTATGAGTTCAGTTATAGGTCATCTATCAGCAAATAAAGCTTATTCAAAAAGAAAAAAGCAAATTGAATCTAAATGGTCAGACAGGGGAACTTCAGGTCTGAAACAAAGAAACAAAGCTCAAAGTAAGAATATGGATAAGTATCTTAAAGACACTAACTTATTAGTAACTTATGGTAAAGATGCTATGAAATCTAGGGGATTTGCCCAGACCACAAGTAAAACAAGAACTAGTAGAAGAGTAAAAAAGAAGAAATAAAGAAAGCCCCAAGGAGAAATCCAAGGGGCTTTAACTTTATGTATCTATGTACCAACTTAAACATTGGAATGCTTTTATATTCCAGTCTTTGATTGTGAGTAGTTCTTTTACACCAACCCTTAAACTGTATTCACAATCATCCATATTGTCATAGACTGTCTGGTCAGTTGAAGTTAAACAGGTTGTTGTCTCCAAGTAACACAGCAATATAATAGGGGTAAACATTATTCACCTTCCATTTCCTTTATTAGGTAATCCAAGTACCATCTAGCTTTACGTAGATCTTCTAAAGGTTTCTGCTTGTACCTGAATCTATGTAAGTACTTCTTACAGTTACCCTCTAAGTATCCCATGAACATCATGTGATCCATATTGTCTCTCATATATTCTATGCATTCTATTCTACCATTACCGTAGTGTGGTGGTTGGTTGACAACGTCAGGTTGAACTTCATCTTGTACAGCATCTAGGTTCCACTTAGCCATCATACAGACTCCTTCTGTAGGTCAATGAGTTCAGCATCTTTGTAAGGTATGTGGAAGAACTTCTCACCCTTGACAATGTACCTACCTCTAGCTTCCTTCAAGCCCTCTTGTGTAAGTAAGGTATCCTTTATTCTCCATGCTTGCTGCATGTCAGCTCTGAAGATATAGAAGTTAAGGACACCTTTGTCTTTGTACATATTGACAAGCCTACCCTTACGTTCAGGTAATCTTATCTCAGCCCATGATGGATTCCAAGTACCCTTCCATCCTGTCTTAACTTCAGCCTCATTGAAGTATGTGTAGTCACCCTTCTGGGATACAACGTCAACATTGAAGTCTTCTTTAGTACTGACGATGGTGTGACCTACACTCTCTAAGTAATCAGCTAACCTATCCTTAGCTTTACCATCGTATGCTTCGTACAATGCTCTGCTGAACGGTCTCTTAATCATAGCCATTATATCTTTCCTTCTGTAGTTTCTGGATCTAGGAATACTCTTAACTCTGCATACCCACCAATCAGTGAACCATCTGATGAGAATATTTGTGGTACAGTTTTAACATTTGCTTTCTTTAGTAACGTCAGTA